CCCGCACGTTCCGGGCATGAACAAACGAATCCTCCCGGCCTTCATCCCAGTCCACGCACCCCCAGTACACCCAGAAGTTGCCCTCCGTCACAAACAACGGGTACACACCTATGGACGGTCCACGGTTCAAGTGGTCGTCAACGATGATGACGAACTCCTTGTCATCCGCTGGTTGGAACTTGCCCTCGTCGTCACGCCACGGCCGGAACCCCTCCTCATTATCCATGGCGACCTTGCCACCCCGAAACAAGACGGCGAAGTCGTGGGCTACTTCCATGTCCACGGCTACTCCCTTACATTATCGGTGGTCATCAATCAACCGGTCCAACAGTTCCTGCGCCTTGTTGACGAGCCACTGGTTGTTATCGGATACGATCAACCGAAGCAGTGACCGTTTGATCAGCCACAGTTCAGGCGGAGAAACATCAAGGGCCATATGCTGCCACCGTCAACCCGCACCTTCCGCAGCCAGCAAAGCCTCCTTAGTTACAGCCTTCTGTGGGAACGGCTGCGCCACCTTGAATGGTGACGGGTGCAATCGTCCGGCGCACTGTTTTCCTATCCAATATCTCTGGAGTCTGACCTCGCCTGTGATGCGTGTCATATAATCTCCACTGTCGGCGTGTTCGATCTTCAGCAGCAACGTATCATTGTCGCTGTGCCACATGCTGATCGTCCAATCTCCGTGATGCGTTCTATAGGGTATCATGCTCTACTCTCCACTGGGAACCAACTCCTCCCAATACGGGTGAATGTAACCATTCAACGGGTCCAGATAGTATGTGTGGTCACCCATCCGTGCCGTCCTCTTGTTCTTACAGACATTCAAGTTGACGCTGTTCTCATGGTAGCGTGTCTCCCAATCAGACAACCCCCACCGATCCTTTTTACGGTACACCTCTATCACGAAGATCGCCTCATGCTCGCCGCCATACCGGCCAGCGTGAATACCACCCGAATGACCCGGCGGTGCGCTACCCCGCCCAGACTGGTGAACCAACCCCAAAGGCACACGCTGCACCTTCGCCCAACGCTTCACAGCCTGAGCCTTAGAAGTCACCCCAGTCGCATCGGAATCACCACCGGGCAACAGTTCGAGATAGTCGATCATCACAAACGACGGAGCGCACCCCCACCACTCACGCACCTCATCCATTACTTCCGTCATCGCATCCAACGTCAACGACTCGTCCACGATAGCCACCCGCGACAGTTCCGCCTTGGCTGTGTCCCGCAGCGCAGTAATAGTCTCCGTATCATTCGCCTTGATGGCCTCCTCCACCTCCGGCGACGACCGCCCCCGCAGCAAACAAAAGAGTTTCATCGCCACCAGTTCACGCGGCTCATCCATAGAGAAGATCACCACATGCGCTTCGGCATCGTTCACCAGATTAGTGACAATCCCATTCAACAACATCTGGGACTTGCCAGTATGGGACCGTCCCACCACCAACAACACCTCACCCTTGCCTATTCCACGGGTGGCGATGTCAATGTCGGGGAACCCCAGATACCATCTCTCTGCCGGGTTGCGGATAAACCCGATCAGGTTGTCCACCACTGTCGTGGACAGCGACCACCGCTTAGACCGCGGCGACGAGGCCGTCGCCTCGCCATCACCCTGTTGGGCAGCAGCGAGGCGACGGGCTATTTGATCCTCTGATTGGAGGGTCGCCATTGTCAGTCTCTGATCTGCGCTCCGATAGAAGCGAGATCGGCAGCAGTCTTACCAGTGAACGGACAGACAAACCATCCGGGCACCAGTACCGCCCCGTCCTGCTTCGTCAACCACAGCCCCTTGCCGTCAGACCGGCGCTTGTAATCCGGTCCCTTCTTGTTGAAGTTGGCAGCCGGGTCCAGTTTCTTCGACCAGTTGGGGTCCCACCAGTCGGTTCGATGATCCATCAGGTGGCGCCATGTCTCCTCAAGGCTCCCGCCTCCCCCACCGGCTGGCGCGGGGGCCGGAGCCGCGGCCGGGGCCACGGTTCCACCCTCACTAGCCCCGGAAAGGCTTTTGGACAGCATCGAAACTGTCCCGTCGTCTGTCATCTCGTAGCCAACACCCAACGCCTCATAGTTGGAGATTTCCAACGCCGTACCCCACTGGGTGAGCAGGTCGGCGATCTCCTCCGTAGAGATGTCAGCATCCACTGCGAGAGTCACCGAACACGACGCCTCCGCAGGCTCGTAACTACCGGTCTGTATGACCTGCCTGCGAAACACCGTGAAGGTGCTGTCCGTTTTCTTTGTTGCTGTTGCTGTTGCCATGGGTCTACCCTTTCTCTAGTTGGTTCCATGGATCTGGTCCCGCAAACCTGCCGCGGCAAGAACTCCAAGCCCCGCACCATTTAGGTGAACAATGCCATCCCGCCATGTTCAGCGGCCACACCGGCAAGTCTGCGGCTATGAGTGTACCCGCAGAGCGGGCCAGCGCAACCAGACTAGCCCACTCAGCGGGTCCGAAATCTACGATGGTCTTGTAGACCGCTCCCTTGACAAGGTATACGAACTCAAACAGCAGCGGTTCCGTCAACCCATTGTCTGACTGGGATGCCACAGCCCACGTATACGCTGCCGCCTGCACCGACCACCGTTTCTTCTCCCAATCGTTCGACGGTTTCCTACCGGGGTTCTTCCAGTCGATGATCGGGTTGGGGTACTCCTGTATGCAGTCGATGGTTCCCCTGAGCCAAATCTGCGGGTTGTGATCCACCACCAGCGGCAACTCAAACTCCCACTCCACCGCGGTGGGTCGCACATTCGGCCGCACCTCGTCCCACCACACGGCGATGTTGGCCTTGACGATCTTTGGCGGCTCGTCTTCCTTGTGGTTCCACCGGACGATCTCATCACGGTGGTCGTCCCAGTACTTGACAGCGGTGCTGACCGTCTTCGCCTTCGTCAATGGCTTGCCGGTTTCCATCACCTCAGTCAGACATTGTTCGATTCCGTAGTGGACGGCGGTACCGAGCATGGTTGATGTGGACTGGGTATCCTTAGAGATTCCCAACATACTCTGACGTGCCCGTTCCGGGCACATTGCCATATCGCCCAGCCACGACTGGCGTAGAACTATCCGGTCTTCTGGTGGTTGCATGATGGCATCCTATCACAGTCAGGAGCCCCGGTGTGGGACCCCCCATGGCATGGCATGGCGTGTACTACATTCACATCAGGCTTAGGCCACCCCGTCATGGTCCGGGTCCGGGTCACTCTCTGTGGGAAAGTACACGATTTCAGCCCCCTCATTTTCCTCATTTTCATCGGAATCCGGGATGGTTTCCTCCCCAACTTTGCCCTCTAAGATTTCCCAAATATAGCCCATTCTTGTCATCAAATGGGTGGCTAAATCGGACAGATTATGGGAGAAATCCCCCACTTCTACTGCCAAATGTTTGAACAATGCCAGCATCCCAGCGATGGAATCTTCTAAGTCTCCGATCCGTTCTTTCTGGTTTCTTCTGCGCGTCATGTCATCTTCGCTCACGTCAATATCCTTTCAGAAAGGCGGGGGGCCGGGGTGAAAGGAGATAAGTCCCCGACCCCCCACGATCTATTCGATTCCCCTAAACTTCTTGTACTCTGCCAATGTCAGTGTGTCACTGTCGTTCAGCATCCACGACCTCGTTATCCGCGCCTGCCGTCGATGTGACTGCCTACGCTCATAGTCGGTGTTAGCCTCCCGACACTGTGCACACCGGCATATCTTCCGCTTGTATGCGGTAACTCCGTGTTCCATGACTGTAGGTGAGGCAATGCGAGGCCAGTAAACCAGCCCCGCATCACCCCATCCGACATCCGGCCGCTACAGCGACTGGATTGCCAGATCGTTACCCAAGGTACGCATGGCGATCTTCACACCGTGCCGCCTCGCAGCGGCATAGGCGCATGACCTCATGCTGTCAGTAGCGGCCTCAAAGTCGATGCCACTCTCAAGTAGCCATGCCTGACCGTCAAACCAGTCAATCCACGGGTAACGCTCCTGACGACCCAGACGGATCGTGTCAGGCAACTTGCTAAGCAACTTAGCCATTGCTTTCTCCTTACTTGTTGGTTACTCCGCCCCGTCGGGGGACGGTCTTTGCCTTGTCGGCAAAGATCTGTTCGGCTTCCACTATATCACGGCAGTGGTTGCCTGCCTCAGTCACGGTATCCGTTATCATCCTCCTCATCAGGTCCGATCTGTTCAGTCCAACACCGGGGACACAGGAACCATCCGCTCCTGTATCCCATGATTGCTTCCCGCTCATTTGTAGTGTGGCGTGGAAACAACTTCTGCACAGAGTCTGCTCGCATCATGTAGAAGTTCAACGCATCTTGTTCTACTTCCGTTTCGGCGATACGTGGACACTCTGAACATCGTGTCTGAATAAACTGTGTCTTAGCCACTCTCACTCTCCTTTCTTTCATCATGTTTGATTTCTGCCGCATAGTCTGCCATGCCCTCGATGTGCTCCTCCAATATACGGCACGCCATGGTATCCACCGCTGCATAGATTGCTTTACGGTGGGGGTCCACGTCGGACTCATCGTAGAAGTCACTTACAGACATGTCCCAGATACTGTCGGCTATCTGCTCTCGCTTCTCCCCGTACACGTCCCAAGCATCCGGGGACTCATACCACTGGTCGCTATTCACTAGAAGTCGCGTTCAGACAGGTCCGGTCCGCGAACCAGCACCTTCAACGCCTCCACGTCGTCACGTATTGTCTTCATCTGCTTCAACGCCTCGCGCATGTCGGCCGCTGTCTGCTGCGCCATTACAAACGGTGCACGGTTACGGCTACCCATAAAGCGCGCTGCCCTCCTGCGTAGTGTCTTGGCCGCAGCCAGACCACCGAACCAATCCCGTACTTCCTTGGGGTCGTACGCATTCTGTCTTACGGTCCACCCAGCCCAGTTGCCACTGACCCGTGCCTGAACACGGGCTATCGACGTGGGGAAGGGATGGTGGGAGTCTGGCCCCCATACCTTGACCCAGTTCGCCGGGAGTGATGCTGACACTCCCAACGCCTTGGCAATCTCTGTCTTCGTCCACACATACATGTGTCCATCTCCTATTCTTGTTTTGTTTGTTGCTACACCGTTAGCAAACCCAATGCACGGTCAGCCAACGGAGTCTTGTTATCAATAGCCTTCTCAAACGCCTTATCCTGATGGTAGCCACCACCACGCGTCCGGCCATTGATCCGATGCTGCTCAGCACCTTGGATAGCATTGAAAGCCAACCAACGGTTACCAGCACCAAACTCTGCCTTCTCCTTATGCCACGCTGTACGACAGTACGCTTGACGGTTCAACACATTGTTGACCTGCCTATCCGTCATCTTCTCGCCATCATAAGGCAACAACTCTGTTACCAAACCAACAAACTGCTCATCTGTGAAGGTCTGATCCTTGAGAACACGAGCCATGTTCACCAGAGCCTCAGCCCTAGCAATCGACCCCTCAAGGATACGCACCCGCAACTCAAGCAGGCTGTCATGGTTCTTCGTATGCTTCACCTTCACCAATGGCATGTTGCCAATCAACTGGTTCTGACAGAACAACCGATCCGTCAAATCGTACACCGCTGTCGCCCACACCCCATTATAGGACGTGATCCAACAAATCTGGGGCTGAATCCAATCACCAAGACCCAGATCAACCGATGCGACGAGTTCCTGCGTCACCGCAATCTTCTCGCCCACACCAAACACGGTACACGACGTGGTTTTCTCAGGGAACAGTTCCTCCGCCATATCGGCGATGAACCCGTACCCTGCGGTTTCCGCATACTTGTGTGAATGCAGCCCCAACACGTCACCCGTGTCAGTCCGCACCACATACTTGTGCAACGGCTTCCCCTTGTTCACACCATCCCAGATCATCGGAGTTGTTGTGCGCGGTGGACCGTCCACACCACCCCCCGTCCGGTAACACGAATCAGGGTAGGCCACGTCAAACAAGGCACCAGCCTCACCCATCACAACATGGGCATCCATCGGATGCGCCACCTTATCCTTGGTGAGCATGTTGTGCCCCCTGTGACTCTCAAATACCTCTATCTCATTCATGTATTTCCTTTCCTATTTCACCAACAAGCATATCTTACTTGCCAGAACTAATCAAACTACGGAAGCGTTCATCGCCATCCGTGCTGCGTGTAACGCCTCGCGGATTTCGTCCCGCACTATCTTGCGGAGTTCATCCGGGTTCACCGCTGGCACACCATCCGTGGTCCC